CGAAGGGTGAGCCGATTGACGATGAGGGCAACGCCTACACCCGCGACTTGCTCTATGACAAGGCAACCAACAAGCAGTTCATCACCATCCAGACGAAGAACGGCAACACCTTCTATATCGTCATTGACTACGATGCACCCATCAATGAGAATGAGGAACAGTATCAGACGTACTTCCTCAACATGGTCGATGAAAGCGATCTGCTTGCGCTGCTGGATGATGATACTGCGGCGGCTCTGACCACCTGTAATTGCAAAGAGAAATGCGCTGCCGGTCAGGTCAACACAGACTGCCCGGTCTGCAAGAACAACATGAGCGAATGCACCGGCACAGCCCCCGTTACACCTGAGCCGGATAAGGATGCAGAAACCGATGCTCCCGCCCCTAAACCCGAAAAGAAATCCAACATCGGCATGATCCTCGTCATCTTCGTTCTTGCCGGTGCTGCGGGTGCAGCTTATTACTACATCAAGTTCGTCAAGGGCAGAAAGCCCAAGGATGAAGATATGGACTTCTTTGATGATGAAGGCTACGAGGAAGAGCCGTACATCAACGAGGATGATGAGCCACAGATTGCGGAGGATGCTGAAACGGATGGTGATGAAGATTGATCTTAGTCATTGCTGAAAAGCCCAGCGTCGCCCAGTCCATCGCAAAGGTGTTGGGCGCGACGTCCCGCAAGGACGGCTACATGGAGGGCGGCAATTACATCGTTTCGTGGTGCTTTGGTCATCTGGTGGAGCTGGCAGACGCCAGCTCCTACGATGAGCGGTATGCCAAGTGGCGGTATGACGATCTGCCCATTGTTCCGGAAAACTGGATGTTTGAGGTCACGAAGGACAAAGCACAGCAGTTCAAGGTGCTGTCCGCTCTCATGAAGGACAAGCGCGTCACCGAGCTGGTCTGCGCGACCGATGCAGGACGCGAGGGTGAGCTGATCTTCCGGCTGGTCTACAACAAAGCCGGATGCACCAAGCCCTTCAAGCGTCTGTGGATCAGCTCGTTGGAGGACTCCGCCATCCGCGAAGGCTTCAATCATCTCCGGGACAGCAAGGAATATGACCGTCTCTATGAAGCAGCACTCAGCCGCTCGAAGGCGGACTGGATTGTCGGCATCAACGGCACCCGCCTTTTCACCACGCTCTATCACAAGAAGCTGGTGGTCGGGCGCGTCCAGACGCCGACCCTTGCAATGCTGGTGGAGCGCGACGGGAAAATCTCCACCTTCCAGAAGGAGAAGTATTTCAATGTCCACGTTGGTAAGGGCGATCTGACCGCCGATCTGGAAAAGGTCAAAACCGAAGAGGAAGCAAAAAAGATTGCGGCGGCTTGCGAGAAAAAGCAAGCCGTCGTTTCTTCTCTCAAGCAGGAAACGAAGACGGTCAACCCTCCGAAGCTCTATGATCTGACCACCTTGCAGCGCGAGGCGAACCGCTACTACGGCTTCACTGCCCAGCAGACACTCGATCTCGTCCAGACGCTCTACGAAAAGAAGCTCCTGACCTATCCGCGCACGGACAGCCAGTTCATCACGGATGATATGGAGGACACCGCCCGTCAGGTCATTTCCATCGTCTGCCGCCAGCTCCCGCTTTTCTCCGGCGTTTCGGTCACTCCGGACATTGCCCGCGTGACCGACAACAGTAAGGTCACGGATCACCATGCCATTCTCCCGACCGTCCAGCTTGAAAAGCAGGATGTTTCGGCGCTGCCGCAGTCGGAGCAGAAAATCCTCAATCTTGTCGGGATGCGCCTTCTGTGTGCAACCGGTGAGAAGCATACCTACGCAGAAACGCAGATCACGCTCTCCTGCGAGAGCTATACGTTCAAAACCAAGGGCAAGACCGTCATTCAAAACGGATGGAAAGCCATTGAAGAGCTGTTCAAGGCATCCCTCAAGACGAAGGAAAAGGATGATCCCATGAAGTCCCTGCCCGAAGTCCATGAGGGCGATGTTCTGGATGGTGTGTCCGCCAGCGTCACCGAACACTTTACGACACCCCCGAAGCAGTACACGGAAGACACGCTCCTGTCTGCGATGGAGACTGCCGGAAACGATCAGTTCGACGATGACACCGAGAAGAAAGGTCTCGGCACTCCCGCAACCCGCGCCGGTATCATTGAAAAGCTGGTAAAGTCCGGCTTTGCTGAACGCAAGGGCAAATCCCTCATTCCCACGAAGGACGGCTGCAACCTCGTCTGTGTTCTGCCGGAACAGATCACGTCTCCCAAAATGACAGCAGAATGGGAAAACACGCTCATGGAGATTGAGCGCGGCGATGCGGATGCAGACGCCTTCCTCAGCGGCATTGTCCAGATGACCGGGGATCTCGTGAAAGCCTATCCGTTCCTCTCCGATGCCGAAGCCCAGCGTTTCGGCACGGGTAAGGAGGAAATCGGCAAATGTCCTCGTTGCGGCTCTCCGGTCTATGTCGGCAAGGGCAACTTCTACTGCTCGAACAAGGAATGCTCCTTCTGCCTGTGGGAAGACAACAAGTTCTTTTCCAGCAAGAAAAAGAAGCTGACCAAGAAGATTGCAAAGGAGCTGCTGGACAAGGGCTGGTGCCGAGTGACCGGGCTTTACACGCCGAAGAAGCCTCAGCTCTACGATGCGGTGATCCGGCTGGATGACAGCGGCGGCAAATACGTCAGCTTCAAGATGGAGTTTGATCGATGACCCGCCCAAAGTATGTTGCTTCATGCAGCGGAGGCAAAGACAGCGTAGCAACGCTCCTGCTGGCTGCACAGCACAATGAGCCGCTTGACGAGGCGGTTTTCAGTGAGGTCATGCTCGACAAAGACACAAGCGGCGAAGTCCCGGAACACCGGGACTTCATTTATGACCGGCTCAAGCCCTTCTGTGAAAAGGAGCTGGGCATCAAGTTCACCATTCTCCATGCAGACAAGACCTACGATGATGTGTTCCATCATGTCATCACCCGCGGACCGCGCAAGGGTGAGGTTCGCGGCTTTGCATGGGCTGGTATGTGCGCGGTCAATCGAGACTGCAAAATCCCGCCCGTCCGCAAGTACAATGCCGCGCATTCTCCGGACACCGTGAGCTATGTCGGTATCGCGCAGGATGAACCCAAACGCCTTGCTCGTCTGGATGGAGTAACGAAGGTCAGTCTGCTTGCCAAATACGGCATGACCGAGACGGACGCCTACAAGCTCTGTCAGGAACACGGGCTGCTTTCCCCAATCTACGCTCACTGCCGAAGAAACGGCTGCTGGTTCTGTCCCAACGCCAGTGACTCGGAGCTGCTGCACATGATTACAAAACACCCGGAGCTGTTTGACAGACTGATTGAATGGGAGAAGGAGGATAACATCTTCCATCGTCGGATGACGCGCAGAGAAACCCCGTCTGAGGTAAAGGCTCGTTTACTGAGCAAATCCCAGACGGGGTTTTCTTCGCCCAAAAGCAAATACGAAATGGAGGTTTGATATGGCTGAAAACAAAAATGCACAGCAAGTCCGCGAAATCACGGACAAGCTGGAACAGGGCATCAAGGAGCTTTTTGAATCCGAGCGGTTCAAGGAATATCTCCGCACGATGTCCAAGTTCTACAACTATTCCTTCAACAACACGCTGCTCATTGCGATGCAGAAGCCGGAGGCAACCTATGTTGCCGGTTATACCTCGTGGCAGCGCAACTTTGACCGTCAGGTCATGAAGGGCGAAAAGGGCATCAAGATTCTTGCACCCGCGCCGTACAAGGCGCAGGAAGAGCGTGAAAAGATTGACCCCGTGACGCAGAAGCCGGTAATCGGCGCAGATGGGAAGGCTGTCACAGAAACAGTTGAGGTTCTGCGTCCTGCCTTCAAGGTGGTCAGTGTCTTCGATGTTTCCCAGACGGACGGCAAGGAGCTTCCGGACATCATCGTCGATGAACTGAAAGGCACCGTCGAGAACTACGAGGCGTTCTTCGATGCGCTCAAGCAGGAATCTCCCGTCCCCGTTTCCTTTGAGGATATTCCGGGCGGCGCAAAGGGATTCTTCTCGCCGGTTGAAAGCCGCATTGCCATTCAGGAAGGCATGAGCGAAATCCAGACGGTCAAAACCGCCATTCACGAGATCGCCCACGCAAAGCTCCACGCCGTCAAGCCGGATGAAAAAGCCGCGCCAGAAGATAAGAAGGATCGGCACACCAAGGAGGTTGAAGCGGAAAGCGTTGCCTACACCGTCTGCCAACGGTACGGCATTGAAACCTCGGACTACTCCTTCGGTTACATCGCCGGTTGGTCATCCGGCAAGGAAACCAAGGAACTGAAAAGCTCTCTGGACACCATCCGCAAGACGGCGGCTGAGATGATCGAGGGCATTGACGCCAAGCTCAAGGTGTTGCTGGCAGAGAAAGCACAGTCCGCAGAGATGGAAGTCGAAGCTCCCGTAAAGGAAGCTGTTCCGGAGGAAAAGCCGGAAGTCCCCATTTACCGCGAGACGGCGAATTATGCCTATGAAGCCGGTGAGCTGGAGTCATATCGTGCTTCTCTCGCTGCAAACGTGGAATGCCGCCGTGCGATTGAGGCGGCAATCAGTTCTAACTACGGAGACAACCGGCTGGATGCGGATGCTGCCGTGAAAAGCGTCCTTGAGCAGTTCTCACCGGAGCGCGTCCGGTATGTCCTC